GCAGCACCAGAGTCAGTTGTAGGTGTAGCTAAATTGGTAATCGCCCAACTATTCATATCCAGTGTAGCTCCGACATCTATTCCACCACTATCTATTCTTAATTTTACCGCAGAGGATACGTCTAATCCCATCTCTATACCTGCACTGGTAATATGCATTTGAGCATTACTACCTGCTCCAAGATAAATACTCTTATCTGTGTGGCAAGTCATATAAATATTCTGAAGTAACGAAGCTATTATTAACCCAGAAGAAGTACCATTTATACTGCCACGTTGATTAAATCCAGAATCATCAAAAAATGTTACATTGTTCTCGTCATACATATTTATATCAGCATCTACAGTCGTTGCTCCTAGAGTTCCCGCAAAATAGGCATCTCCAGTAGTATTAAGATAAAAAGTTGTAACACTTGCTTTTCTACCATAGATACCACTACTATCAACCCTAACTCCATTTACTGGTAAAGCTACCGCACTAAGACCAGACTCTACAAAACCTTTAGTAATTGCATAACTAGCACTAAGTCCATTGTACCCTCTATCAGCTCCTGTCTTTACAGTTGCTGCTGTTTCACCATCTACTCTTGCAGTATCATAAGCAGTATTAACAGAGGTTTGGTCTGCATTTGCATCTGTACACTTAGCTTCTGTACGAGCAACTACTAAAGTTCCAGTTTGAATATATTGAGCATCTATCAAAATAGTTTTAAGGTAACCTCCATCTACAACTGTTGTTCCTAGTTTTGTCAGCTCAACTAAATCCTCATAAGCCATATCTTTCAAATCGCCTACAAGAGTATTTACTGTACTATCGTCCGTCCAACCCGAATCATTATTTATATTAGAACCAGTAATATCACTTTCAGCATTTGCGACAACAGCCCATCCTGACGAAAATGTAGTAGAGCCACTAATAGCTATATTGTCTGCAGCTATAGTTATTCCTTCTGCTGAAGCATTTATACTTGCAATAACATTTGTATCAGAAACAGGTGTAAAATTTAGTTCTGTTAAGGTAATAGTCCCAGCATGTATCTCTGCTGCAGTAATTGTGTTTGCGGCTATTTCGTTAGCCGTAATCATATTCGCAGCTATGTTAGCTGTTTTTATAATTAAGCCACCACTACCACCGAATACTTGAATTGTTGCATCAGAACCAACAGCATTCTCTTCGGCTATTGCTAATAAAATCTTGCCTGAGCCTACTGCATCTGTAGCAGTATCGCTATGTTGTAGTTCTGTAGTAGATGTACCAACATCTAAATAAATATAAGTAATTGCAGCCATAGCACCTGTGTCGCCAGAAGCAATAGTATAGGTTGTCCCATCTAATAGTACTATTGTTTCATCGTCTCCTACGCTCCAATTAACTGTATCAGCACCTGAAGCATAAAAGGCTAAAGTGCTTGTCCAGCCTTGGATAGCTATCTCAGAACCTGCTTGAATACCAGTAATTGTTGGAGAAGATATTGCAGAAGATGAAATGGTAGCAGTCTTACAGTATAATAATCCAGCATTGGTGACAGCGAAGGTATTAGCTTGAGCTCCTGCTAAATTAGCATTACCAGACCAGATATTACCATCCTCGTCAACCTTAAACCAGTTAGGGCTTGTCCCTACCGCTATTCCTCCTGTAAATGTTCCAGTAGCTCCAGAAATATCTCCTCTAAAAGTACCACTTTCAAACTCAACGTCTCCATTTGGAAATAATGCATATCCGCTTATCCCTTTTTTATAAGCACCACTTCTAAAAACTTCATTGTCAACAACGATTGCTTGAGAGATTGAACCCTGTGTTAAAGCTGTAATTGCAGTATTATTGACAAAAGGGTCTGGTGGCTCTGGGAGGTCGTATAATTTAAAAGCTTTTATTGACATATTAATCTTTATCTTCAACTTCAATATCTATAACAATAGGAAGACCTATTGCCGATAAAGAAGTCCCAGAAATAACAAATTCTAAAAAGAAATTATTTGATGCACTCATATTATTATCAAAGTTTTCTGAACCAAGTAAAATGAATTTTTCAGAACTAGAATAGTTTGTATTATTTATAATTGTTCCAACTTGTGAACTAGTCCCACTGTCAAAATATAGTTTTGGAGTGATTGTCATATTTGCAGCAACTGCCTGTACAAGAGGAACTCGTATTCTTTTAACTGTGAATGGAGAACCAATTTCGAAAGTCCTCGACCTAAAAGTACTCGTTTGATATGTAGTTGACCTTTTATCAAGCTGTACCTTCGTACCATCAGTAGAACCTATAACAAGGTTTGGATGAGGTTTATTATTTTGTAAAACATTTTTTAAAACAGTAACAAGTCCATTTGCCGCAGTAGCATCTACTGTTGTTTTTGCTATGTTATGTAATCCTCGAGGGAATAAATCACTTTTACTTCCATATGCAAAGACGGAGGCTGAAGCAATCGGATAGACTGTAAATCCTCCCCACATTATTCTATTAGAGTCTGCTTCAATTGCTCCAGGAAGAGGAGGAATCATATCTGGAATGTATTTAAGAGTTTGAATTGAATCACCTCCCAAATAAACCCAGAATCTAGTACCTCCCGAAAGATTACCAGACCAACCATACAAAATTCCATTTTGATATTTAATAGCAGTTATTATCTGGTCTGGAACAGGTATTAATCTTGAAAAAGAATCACTGATTGTGTCCCAAATAAATAATGCAGAAGAACCCTGATTAATCGCACTTGAAGTTCCAAAAGAACACCCTACAGCCATATTTTCTCCATAACTCTCTAAACACATTGGTAAATAGTCAAAAGGAAAATCTATAACATTATACGAAGAACCATCATCGGTGTCTCCTTGATAAGTAGTTTTCTTGGTTTTAATTGCACTTAAAATTCCTTGTCCTGATGTATTGATATCTGTAAAATATAATTTATTATCAACGTGAGTTTTCATCACATGATTTGGAAACTCGATAGAATGCCTGGTAGTCGGATATGTTGTATTTGTTAATGCTGTCAATGATAAATTGCTAGTCCAAAAATCATCAGTGAACCCAGGAGTGTCGTTAAGAGGTCCATAACGTCCTATGTCAGCATTTCTAGAGTAATAAAGGTAGTTGTTATAATAAGCAGCACCATTTCCCTTAGAAGCTCCTACAGCCCTTAGTGAAGTTTCATTCGCTAAGTCAACATCATAAGTAACTAAATCCCCTGCATTCCCATAAACATATACTGTAGTATCTTTTGGCGTTGTAATAATCCATAAAGGTGATTGGTCTAATTTCGTATCTGAAAACTTTTCATAAGCTACTGGACGAATAATTCCACTAGGTTTTAGGTCAGTAGATGTATCTGTATTAGGAGCTTCAGGGTCAATCCCGATTCCCGCTAAATACTGCCCATCTGATGCAAAGTTTGAACTAGGAGATAATCCTTCAAAGATGCTATTAATTGTTATTTGTAATGATTCCATCGTTTTTAGTTGACATAATACTTATTATTTATATTCCTCTACGCTATCACTAACTCTTAATTTAGGAGGATAATTATCTTTCCATCTTTTAACATAGAATTTCTTTATCCTAATCTCGTAATCTAGTGTTTGATTTGAAAGAGAAACAATCTTGTTAGTAACGCCATTAGCGATTGCATAATCAAGAGCTGCTCCTATAGATAAAATTCTGTGGAATATTGAAGCGAAACCAGGAACATCAGTAGTGTCATCTGCTGCGAACGCTGTCATCTTTCGGTCGTAGAAAACTTTTAGATAATTTGCTCCCGAGTAGTTTGGCTTTGGATATAATTTAACAATATCACCTATAGGTCTGTAGTATTGAGGAGTTCCACCAGCACTAAGAAATGCTCCTTCTGCTTGTCGAATCATCTCAAGAGGAAGAGGTCTTAAATTTATCCAAGAAGTTCCATCGCTTTGTAAAACATCAACTTTTCGTATTGTCAAAGTATCGGTTGGAAGAGCATAGGCAGCAGTGCCTGATACTATATTAATTGTACTAGCAGGTAGACTGTCAGCAGTTGCGGCGTCGTCAAATAACCATCCTCCATAAGAGGAGAATATCCAAGTCCACACCTTGGAATTCCAAGAGTTGATATTTCTAGTCCTATCTGCAATAGGATACTTATTTAGGTCAACATTTGTTAAAAATGTAATATCTTGGATTAAGCCTAATTTTGTGGTTGTATCATTAAAAACCATTTTTATTTATTTTCTAATTCCTTATAAAACTCTTTCCACTTTTCTAAAGCTTCTTTTCCTGCCTTGATTTGAATATCTAATGCAGAGATTGCTTTAACCGCATTTACTTTTTTACTTTCATCTGCAAGTGTCTTCATTATAACACTTTTCTGACACTCATAAACAATAGCTTCATTAAGATACTTTTGAATTTGAGATTCTGCATATTGCTTCTTAGTTACCGTTGCCTTAAATTTTTTAGTCATATTTTTTTATTAATTAATTATACCTCTTATATTACCATATCTCAAAAACTTGTAAATTAAACTAAGTTTTTAAGTTTGTCAATAATTTTATCATGGTCATTTTCTGGACTAAGATTGATGACAAAACCTCTTTTCGAAATATGTAAAGTCCTTTCTTTTGGAACCTGATTATAAATTGGGAACGAAGATTGTGGCTTAAAGAAGGGTCTTGATTCTGGTATATTATCAAGAACATTGTTAGGGTTCTCTGTCAACATATCAAACACCCAAGGAGTATCTACGTTTTTACTCTTAAAATTATTCTGATATTTTTTAAGAATTTTATTTCTTTGAGCAAAGATTTGTTCTCTATCATTGAAAGATTTAAGACCAAGCTTTGCTTGTGAATTAGTCATTCGATAATTAAAACCAAGTGCGTTATGAAAATATTTACCATCATTCGATATATTTTTTAGTGATGTAATCATATTATAGATATTCTCATCGTCCGTTAATATAATCCCACCTTCTTCTGCTGGAAGTATTTTATTCTTGTATAATGAATATACTGCGATAGTTCCTGGACAAAGCGAAATTCCTTGAGCTTCACAAACATCTTCAACTATAGGGATATCCGTTATTGCTTGAATCTTTTCTACTTTTGCCTTTCGTCCATAAGTATGAACAACGATAATCGCTTTTGTTTTTTCAGTAATAGCCTCTTTTACCTTCTTTGGGTCAATATTATAATCCTCATCTACGTCTACAAAGATTGGGGTTGCGTTACAATAAGTAACCGCAAATGCAACCGCTGCAAAAGCAAAATCAGGTACGATTACTTCGTCTCCTTCTTTTATCCCTAGTGCAACTAAACTTAGATGCAAGGCTCCAGTCCCTGTATTAACAGCAATTCCAAATTTCTTTCCCCTCCACTCAGCATATTTTTGACCTAATTTTATATATTTTTCCATAGTTTTAATAATTTTGAACTTGATTGAATTTTATCGCCAAGACCGAACACTAATTTGATTCCTAATCTTTCGCAGATTTCTGTTTCGGGAATGGTTTTGTTTGTTTGGTCACCTCCATTTCCAAAATAATCTGGTTTCAATAATTCTAAAGTTTTACAAACCGTCCTGTCTTTATCAATACTTTCTACCACATCATCTACATCTCTTATTGATAATAGCACTTTCCTTCTTTCTTCTAAAGGAACTACTATACTATTATATTTTTGGAGTTGCTGAGAATCATTATTTAATATGATTACCAGCTTTCCAAACTTTTTAGCTTCCTTGAATAGTTCAATATATCCAACATGGAACCATAGAAAGTATCCTGATACTGCAATAATTTTATTCATGGTCTAAATCGTGTTCTACCATTATTTTTACCAACTCTTTGAATTTGACCTTTGGTTCCCACCCAAGAACTTCTTTAGCTTTAGAGGCATCTCCACACAAGCAGTTCACTTCTAAAGGTCTGACGTACTCTTCTTTAATCTCAACATAATCTTTCCAATTTTTATTCACTGCTCCAAATGCTTCTTCTAAAAATTCTTGAATCGAATGAGTTTCTCCTGTTGCTATCACATAATCATCTGGTTTATCTTGTTGAAGCATTGACCACATTGATTCTGTATAATCTGGAGAATAACCCCAATCTCTTCTTGCTTCCAAATTACCTAGAAATATTTTATCTTGTTTTCCTTCAATAATTCCTGCTATTCCTGTCGTAATCTTTCTAGTTACAAAGTTTTTTCCTCTACGCTCACTTTCATGGTTAAATAATATTCCACAACAAATAAACATACCGAATGCTTTCCTGTAAATGCCACATATCTTATGAGCATACAATTTGGCTAAGCCATAAGGGCTTCTTGGGTCAAATGGAGTATTCTCATTCTGAGGAGCCTGTGAAGAATCTCCTGAAAACATTTCCGAGGTAGATGCTTGATATATTTTAGATTTTAATCCAAGTATTCTAACAGCTTCTAAAAGATTTAATACTCCAAAGCCTGTAGTTTGAGCAGTGTAAGCAGGTATTTCCCAAGAAACCTGAACGTGCGATTGAGCAGCTAAATTATATATCTCGTCTGGTTTGACTTTCTTAAGAGCTGAAACAATACTTATAAAATCTGTCATATCTCCGTAATGTAACTTATCTCGCATATTCAAATGCTCTATATTTTGTCTATTAAAAGTAGCTGACCTTCTAACAAAGCCATGGACTTCATATCCTTTCTTTATGAGTTGCTCTGCTAAATATGAACCGTCTTGTCCAGTTATACCAGTAATTAAGGCTATTTTATTATTTTTTGGCATGAATAATTATGTAATAACGATTAGTAATATCTGACTCTATTATTTTACATTGGGCTTTGATGCCAAACTTTTCAAACATTTCTTGAATATCTTCTGGGTCAAATTCCCAGAGATGCTCAGGGTCATTGATTTCTAAATTAGGGGTAGACAAGACCATATTGCCTCCTGGCTTACAAATTCTGTACATTTCATCTATTAAAGCTTGAGGTTCCTCCAAATGTTCAATGAATTCTCCTGAAACAACATTGTCAAAATAATTATCTTTAAAGGGTGTATTTAGTGCGTCTCCAACAACATAGTTTACACTTTCTTCTGGAGAGCTTTCTTCTTTAGACATCCTTTCTTTAGCGGTAGTTGAAAAATCTATCCCCCACACTTCTGACTTTGGATATTTCTTTTTAGCCATTTGCAAAAAGTAAGAGAGACCAGATGCTAGCTCTATAATCTTGCCTTCTCCGACATATTTTAACATTACTTCCTGTCTCAACACCCTATCTTTAGTACAATCATGTTCTTTAAAAAATTGGTTATAATGTTCTGTTGTATTTATATTCACCTTATTTAGTCTTTGCATAATTTTTTGAATTCATTTAATAATATTGGACGTAAATTATCCCAAGATATCTTTTCTGCATAACTGTCTGCACGTTTTGAAAATTTTGTGATATCCTGATTTGCTATTTCGTCTATTTTATTGGCTATTACTTCTGGGTCATGAAAAGCCATTTCAATAGAAGTATTACCAAATTTAACTTGACTGAACTCAGCTGGTTCGATTAAAAGTTCTTTTGATAAATAAGTAGAGTGAGGATACATATTGGTAGTTATTATAGGCATTCCAACAGAACTAGCTTCACTAAAAGGTAAAAAGTTTCCACCAAACTTGCAAGGTAAGATAAAGATGTCTCCATATTCCCACATATCCCAATAATTTTTAAAATTGCCGATATTAACAATTATATCAGGATTATCTATTTCTAACGGATATTGAGAATTGATAATAAGCTGTACATCAGACTTTACATAATCCATTGCTTTAACTAATTCAGATGTTCCATTTCTTCCCATCATTCCACCATGCCCAGCATTATGAAGAAAGGTTTTAGCTTTAGTCCTTAATTTGAAGGGTAATACTTCTCTGTTAACTGGACAAGGAATAAAGACTCTTTTTCCTTCTGGGCATTTGTCATATCCTATCTGACTATCCGCTATAAACAAATCAACATATTGTAATTCTTGTCTAGTATCAATGAATTCATACATAGGAATCAAGACAGTCTTAACTCCCATCTTTCTAGCTAATTCATACGTCTTCCAATTATATGGTGTCTCTATCGTTAAAAGAACATCAATGTCACTCATAAATTGCTCTATTTTTTCAGTAGAAGGATTATCTCTATCATAAAATTCATAGTTAAGAAATCTTTCAGGAAAGTTTGCATGAGTGCATTTTACAAGCAAGACTTTATCAATTTTAAGCTGCCTGTAGTATTCCCACGACATATTACCAAGTCCCGTATTGTCACAGCGTGCAATTAAACCGATTCTCATTTTAAGTTTTTAAATTTAATTGTTATAGGCGTAAGTACTTTAAGTCTAAAAATTAAATTGTCTCCATCCTCTTTAACCTCTTTGAATCCAAGTTTTTTGTTAAGTGCTATTATTGCTATATTTGTTTTTTTAGTTATTGAAAAAATCTTAGTAGCTCCACGTTCTATTGCTTTTTTAATTAAATATTTCTTTATTGTAGTTCCTAACCCTTTTCTTCTATATTTTTTAAAGACAGCTGTGCCAAGTATATAATCTGAATCCGATTTAGATAACCTGCCATAAGACATAATTTCTTTATCTTCATTTTCAATTACAAAATGTTGGGTATCTTCATCTCCAGTTTCATCTAACCCTCGCCAAAGAGGAGGAAGAAACTTTGTTATTTCCTTGTCTTCTGTTGCGGCGTCGTCAAGTTTCTCTATATCTTCTTTAATTAAAGCTCTAATGTTTATTTTCATAGATTTTCTAAGTTTTTATTTTTCCACTCAGCATACTCTTTCGGATGGCTATATAAGTATCTCCTTGTTGCTCTTTGACCACCAATCCCCACAAAAGTGTCCCAAATCGAGCCCATATCAATGAACCAACTGTCTTTTATTTTACCATGCAATTTTTGTGCTAAAAGTATTGCAGGTATTCCACAAGCAAAAATATATACTCCAGGTTTATTATATTTCATCACTTCTGTATAAGCATTGTCTAACGTCCCATCTAAATAGCAATTTGGATAACCTATCTCAATAAACTTGTCGTATTTTAGAAAGTCTAATTTTCTTAATGCTTTATTGCTAATAATAACAACATTCATCTTTCTTAATTGCTGTATTAAAGGTTTTAGTGCTGCATTGCACATAGCGGTATTCCACATATTTTTCTCAACAAATTCTATATCCAATCCTTCTCTTTTCAATAACTTATCTACTTTTTTCTCATAGATATAATACTCTGGAACTTTTTTAAAAGTATCTGGAGCAGAAAAGTAAAACCCCAGTTCTTTGAATTTCAAACTATTCAACATTTCAACGCTTAATTTTTTATCATAGAGAGTCCCTTCACAATTTGCATCGAACCTATCATTGAAAGCTGCTTTAAAAATACATTGCCACTCGCCATCACCTAACATACCTAAGCTAAAATACTCATTCTTAGCTAGTTTATTAATATAAAATTCCAATGGATGATTAATTATGGTCATAATGTTTCTTTGTGCTTTTGAATAATACTTAAGAGCTCTTCACATCGATGTTTATAAGTGTGATATTTCTTGCAATATTCAAAGCCTTCTTTTCTAATGGTTTCTCTCTCCTTATTATGAACCAAATAATAGTCTATTTTCTTTTTTAGTCCAACATAATCCCCATAGTGATAACTTACAAAATGTTTTCCAGCCTCAAAATCAAAATTCTCTTGGACTGGGAAGATTAAAAATCCTGCTCGACCAATTGTTTCATATACTCTGTTACTCCAATAATTTGGAGAGTAAACGCTATCTCCGACTACAATCTTTGAAGAGGCATATAAATCGTTAAGCTCTAAGTTTCTAACTTCTCCTTTTCTTCCATACCAAGCAAACCTACTTCCATATGTTTTAGTTAAAAATACTAATAATTCTGTTCTATTCTTCCATTTAAAAGCTGTTTTGTGTACATTACTTCCTACAAAAACAATATCATTCTTATATTCCTTTCGTACATTTCCTAAAATTGCTTCTGGTTCATAGATACCTTGTCTTAAACAATGATGGTTCAAACCTAATTTTTCGAAATTCTTTAGATGTCCACCATCAGATGTAAAAACCATATCAGCATAGAATATTTGATGACTATACAATATCTTCTCTCTATTAGTTCCAAACGTTAAATCAAAGAACCAACTTACTGTTAAAGTATCTAAAGATTTGAAATATCTCTTTATCTCGTCTTGATTACCAATAAACCAACCTTTAGAGAATAAAATGAAATCGTATTTAACTTTCAAAAGCTCCTTTATCTTGTTTAAACCACACGAGGTTGTCTTAACTCTTTTAACTTCGCAACCTAAAGTTTCCAAAGTATCAGCAATATATACTTCTGAGTCATAGGGTTGGTCAAAACTGCCGAAATAGATGATTTTCATTTGTGTTTTTTATTATGGAGCATTAAACCACTCTTAGATTTCGCTCTGAAGCCACAAATTGGGCACTCTAAGGGGTTTTTATCTATAATTGGAGCTTCTATCTGTTTATTCGATATTTCTTCTGAGACAAGCACCATTCCAGGCTGTTTAAGAGTCCTTTCTAAATCTTTCAATGGGATGTCCACTATTTTTCCAAACTGATTTTTAATATATACAAACTTTTTAGGCTTTTTTCTATTCATTATCTTGTCAAATTCTTTATCTGAGATTCGAGCAGGCTTAGAAGGTACTTTAAAACAATTCTCTTCTTTAAGCTGGGTAATCTTTTTCTTCGTGATTTTTCCTTCCTTAGTTATAAGTTCCCAACCAGGAAATTGGTTAATAGTAAATACTGCTTGTTCTATCGGTATATCAACAAAATCTCCCTTAAATGAACCTCCGTATCTTCTAAAAAAGACAAAACGTGTATCAGGACTCTTCCCTAATATTTCTTTTAAAAACTCTTGATTATATTGTTTGTTTCCGCTTGGCATATTATTGATGTATTCGATTATAATTATTTTGCAACCTTGCGAGAACCTCTTCTTGGTCATATGTTCTTTTCGCAATGTTATCGCTTTCAAGGGTATCGTAGTATCTCCTTCCTTTAAATTGAGCTCTTGGGTCATATTCAGCATAGCGTCCAGCTTTAGACATTCTATCTTTTTTAAACATCAAGCCCTTATGAAGGAGAATATGAGGAACATGCGTTTCTATTGCTGGTAAACAGTAAAAATAAGGAGGCGAATTACCACAATGTAAATTCTTTCTTAAAAATTGAGTCTCCATTCCTTCGGTATGTTTGTAAAATCTCACGTTATAGAAAGAAAGAGGAGGTGAGTAATATTGTTTATCGTCTATTAAATTAACAACATAGAGCTGACACGCTTTTCTTTCCTTAGATAATTCTTCGAGTATTTGCCTATTCACAGTAGGCACAGTCTCGTCAGCGTCTAAGACTAATATCCAGTCAGGTTCAAGTTGAACAATCCGTTTTAATAAGTCAGTTTTAATATTTGGTTGTTGCTTCCCCCATTCTCTATCATCTTTGTAGTATCTAAATTGGTATTTTCTAAGAAGTGCTTCTTCCTTTTCCCCCGCATTACAAAAACATACGACAACATCATCACACAATCTTTTAAATTCTTTTAAAGTTTCCTCGAGATAGCGGTCAGCCTCTCCAGGACCGCAAACTAATTGTCCAACAATTTTCATATTTGTAATCTTTTAAGTGCTTCTTTGAACGAAATTATGTTGCCATAAAGAGGTCCCGATAGAAACTCTGCAAATGAAACTATCGCCCGTTTAGCTTTTTCTTCTCCTATCGTTTTTCGTATATATTCTATTTGTGCTTTATAAGCCTCTACCTCTTGTTCAATATAAAATTCCTCATCCTCATTACATTTTTTAAACCATTCATCGTAATTATTGCCAGCTTGTTTTAGATGAATCTTTTCATGCTCTATGACATCATCTCTAACCGAGCTTTTAGGACCACTACAATAAATATCTCCTCTATAAATAGTACATATATCTTTTTGTTGTTTCTCTTCTTCTGTTGCATCGTCAGGATATCGCTCGTAGTAAATTCTCATATTATTTAGAATTGGCTTTATCAAACCTTGCAACCATTTTCTGATAATAAGGGTCTTCGTCAGGAGAACCTAATCTACCTTCCTTGATTGCTTTCTTTACTTCAACCTCATAATAACTATCAAGCTCTTTAGCTATTTTCTCATCAACAATCTCTTCTTCAAATCGAAACTCTCCAGCCTCTAACTCTTTCTTTAATTTGTCTCTTATTTCTGAAGACGTTCCAGGATTTTTAATAAGGGCACGAACAGTTTCTTCTTGTTCAGTATTCATGCTTTTCTTCATTAAAGCATTCTTTAGTCTTTCAGGAACATTGTCCGTAATTTCTTTTAACACTTTTTGGTTTTCTTTATATTGTTTTGGCATAATTATTCTCTATTTAAGATTTACATTATTGTAACGACCTCCTGATATTCCGTCTCGGTCTCTCATAGGAACGCTTCTATCAAAAGCCCATTCAGCTCTTCGAGGGATTGGAATCCTTGCACCTTCTTCTCTAGCAATTCTTAAATTCTTTTTTGCTATATTCAATTCAGCGTCAAAAGCATCTCGAAGTAATTTTTCAGCTTCTTCTTTTGGAATAAGTTGGTTTTTCCTATATCCAACCTCTTTAATGGTCTTGAGATAAGTCTCTCCATTTGACCAACCAACAAATTTGAATTTTCTATGATATTTACCTGTCGCAGCTTCTTGTTCCTCAGCAGCAAAAATAAGCCCATCTTTTCGTTGATAGAAAAAGGTAAGCTTTCCTCTTAAAGGAACTTTATGTACCTTAACACTAGAAAAATCTCCTGGACCTTCTGAATCTATTGATTCAGCTAATTGTGGGTTACTCTCTGTTTTCTTTTTTATTTTTTCTTTAATCATATATTTATATTAATCTAGAAAAGGCAGAGCATCACTAAGCATTTAGTCGTGCCCTGCCTTTTTTATTGCTTAGTGAATTATCGACTAAGTGGATTGAGTGATAGAGCTCCACTAGGCTCCGATACTTAACTTCCGATAAAGGATGTTGAGCCGTTTAATACAACAGCAGCATCTCCTCTAAGGACGGCAACACCGAAGATAATATCTACAACGGTAAGCCAACCAAGGTTTCTCAATTCATAACTAGTTTGAGCCCTGACTCTTCCACCCTCTTCAGAGTAAGAAGGAGCATTAGGATTCACCAAAGTTTGAGTTGCGTAACCAAGAGCTTCTTTCCTTGCTAACAAATTTCTGTATGTTTGAAGTCCAGAAACAACCCTGGAAGATGTGTAAACTGGGATACCATAAAGAGTTCCCTTGAACCCCATAGTAGGCATTCCTTCACCTAATCCACCAGATGCTACCATACCAGGAACCGTAAGAGGTCCTCTGCTCCCTTGGTCGTAATATTTGGAAACAGCACCTAATTGCACCCAGTAAATATAAGGGTGGAAAAAGAAGGCTGAATCTCCATCAAGAACGTCAAAGTCAGCGGTTTCAAGAGTGCTAATAGCTTGCCTAATTTCTGCGTCTGCAAGAACAGTAGCAGTATCACCTACGGCACTAGTACTAAGACCAGACCATAAAGCGAACAAAGCATCCTCTAAAGCAATCCTAAGAGTACCAGCGGCTTTCTTAGTATAAACAGCGTTTGCGTTATACATTCCTAAGATTTGTTTAATGTCCAAATCTCCAAGAACGAAAGCAACGTAGTTATGGGTAGAAACGGTGATTGTACTATCATCCTGTGTCTCAGCCTCAGTAGTGACCTCAGCACCTTGAGTTCCTTGAGTACCAAGAGAAAAGGAGTTAGTAAACACACCAGGAATGTGGAAAATATTTCCACCACCTGTGCACCAAGGAGAAATATCAGTGAAGAAATTTGCAGCAACTGCTTTAGCAAACATTTCTTCAAGAATCATTGGTGTCCAAACCTCTCCTATCATTCCAGCTAAATTTGTAGAATCAAAAGGGTCGGTAGTTACAGCGAAAATTCTATTTTTAATCATGTTAATCATTTTAATTTAAGTTAGTAAAAGTAACAGCAGACCCATTGAATATCATCAACCTTTAACTATTTGGAAAAAGTTTTTCTTCTTTCTTCTACGGTCATGTCTTTAAAAGACTTTCCGCCTGTCTGAATTGGAGACCTTCTAGAAGGTGGTAATGAAGCTTTCGCGTTATCATCGTCTGTCTTCATTTGCGTTAGAACTTTCTTCATGAAAGCTTTTTCTAAAGCATCTTTTGGTTCAAGTCCACTTCCTTTAGCGTAGGCAAACACTTCGTTCACCTGCTCAGGGGTAAGTTTGTTTGCGTGTTGGAAAATTCTCTTTTGAGCTTCTTCCTTCAAATAACTTACGTCCTTTCGAAGAGCTTCTGATTCAGGAATTTCTTTCTTTTTCTCTATTATAGTGTCAGGAGCCTGCTTTTTAACTGATTCTTCATAAAGGTCCTTAAAAGATTTACCTGATTCGGAATCAATTGCCTTCGTTCTCCATGCCTTTTTCTTAGCTATGGTAGTTAGAAGGTCTTGTTTCAAGGTCTCTTCAGTGACATCTTCGGTTCTTACATCGTCGTTGTCTTCTGTGAGGTCCTTTTGCTCTATTTCTAGAGTACCGTCATCTTTTTTAATCATAAGTTTAGTCTTATTATATTTTTTTTAATACATCAGAGTTTATTCTCTCGACCAGAAGTTTTTATAGAGGTTTACTTACCTCTTGTGGATGAAATTCATCCAATCTTATTTTATTATAACAAGTATTTTAAATTGTGCAAACTGTTTAAGTATAATCGTTTAATTCTTTTGCTTCTTTCTTTTGAACTTTCTTTGTAAGTGGTTGTAACAACATCTCCTCTATTACCCTGACTACTCCATTCCTTAGTTCAAGACTATCCTCTCCTTTAATAATTTCTAATCTTACATCTGCAACTTTTTCCACAGTTCTTTTAAGTAATTCAAGAAATGCCTTACTGCCATCTGCAGACCTGACAACTTTGATTAATTCTTTTTGAGTATGTTCTCTGTACATAATTACTTACTTCCTTTAGTTTGCGTGGTCTCAGGAATCGCCAAAGACGACTTTGGTTCTTCTTTTCCTGGAACGTCTACATTAACCCTAGGAGCTGCTGTAGTAGGAACTCCAGGAACAGTAGCAGGAGGAACAACTCCAAACGTTGAGATATTCTCCCCGCTTAAAGCCAACACTCTTTCTAGAACTGACTCTGCTCTTGGGTCTCCCTTAGCTTGAAGAAGCTGATACAAAGTAGTCAATGAAGTAATCTTCTTTTCAACATCAGTTGCTTCACCTGTTACTACAAGGTCAAACTTTGCGTTAATATCATTATAGTAATCTGAAGGTCTTTCAATAAATAATTGATTTGCAACTGCGATAGGATTAATAAGCTGTTTAATCAAATTCATATCAATCAATTTCCCGCTAAGAATAGAAGCCCTAATTACTTGGCTAATAGTATAATCTTCTGCTGCCTTTCTAAGAACTTCGTATCCAGGCATATCAGAGTGTATTAAGACTGTACTCTTTCCACTAATTGCTTTCTTCTCAAAATCTGGAACTAAGAAGTCTAAAACAACCTTCTTTAAGAACATTCCTAATTTTTCTCTTTTAAGTGCAAAATGAGTATTAGCAGCATTACTTAAAATCACACCTAAACGGAAAGGAGTACCAGAAGGTAAAGCTTCACCAGTTGTGACCTCGTAAGTAAAAGATTTTTGGTCTGAATTCTTTTCCCATGCATTCATCATTTGCTGAGCTTCCATACCAAACCTTGCAGCCATATCAATTTGTTTGATTTCACCGTTTGGTTCAACAAGAATGACGTCTCCATCTTTAGCTTCTCTAGCAAGGTTGTTGGTAACCGTCTCATCTGTTGATTGGAATAATCTTTTAGAAGACCATTCAAACGCATTCTTCAAAATATTCACTAAAGCATTTTTAGCAATTTGATTTGGAATTTGATTTTCAATTTCACCGATTCCAAGCCATCTTCCATGTTGTTTTGCCCAATGAACTTCTCTGTAAGGTCTTGAAGATAATTCTTTAGCATAGAAAACATGACCTTGTTCTGTATTTCTTTTTGAACGTGGTGTTTTCTTAATTGTGCAAATAATAAGAGCATCTACAATTTTATTATCATCAACTCCCTCATTTGAAACATCATTCAAATCATTCAAAGACTTAAGAGGAATAGTTCCAGTACGTTCGTAAACTATAATGTTCTCCCCAAAAGGCAAAACGAAACCATCTGTATTCCATCCGTTTTTCTTCATATCTAGAATTTCTTTAAGACTCATTTCTGGATGCTCTTCTATCACATAAGATGCAGTATCTAAACTTTTAGCAGTTTGGTCATTCCTGAGATTTTGGAGAGGAACAAACTCTAATTTCTTTCCAACTTTTTTAAGAACGACCGTACCATAACGTGGAAAAGACTCTACTATTTCATTTATTAATTCACCAAAATATGTCTCTTTAGTATAAGTTTTAAATTCTTGTTGCATTAACCAAGCTCCTATTGTCGAAGCATAATCTTCTGGCATGAACAAGAAATCTTTTGCATCAATGTCAATTTGTTTTGAGGCAACCTCAGAACGAAACTTCCCAACGTTCATAAAAAGTTTTTGTCTTCCTTGAGAATCTTTCTCGCCAGATTGAAAATGAGAAGAATAATATAAATCAATAAGAGAGATAGCTTCAGCCTGATTATAAGAATATGTAGAATTCTTTTTAGATAAATATTTTATTGAAGAATCTTTTTCTTTCTTGCCTGACAAAGAAACCTTTGAGGTGAAGAAATCCTTCAATTCATCGTTGATTTGTTTAAAGATATTGAAATTAGAAGTCGACGTAAATTTATTCATATATATATAATAACATTATTAAAAAAGTTGTAAACATTAGTTGTAGTCAACAGCTCCACCGCCATGCCCCTTAGGGTTATTTAAAAGCCTTGCAAGAGGACTGATAGAGGTTGTTCTACTATTGATAGTTGGCTTTATTACCTCAAAATACATTCTCATTATTGCGGTATCTAAAACATCAGGACTTCTTCCAAGAAGCTCTTTCATCATTGCCTTAGGCTCGATTGCTAGCTTTCCTTCTTTACCAACATCTGTTCTTCTTAACTGTTCTGCTTCTTCAACAAACTGATTCTTGTATTTGTCATTCACCCAAGTAATTGATATCTTGTGCGAATTGATAAGTTCACTTAAGACATAAGCACACTGAGTTTTGAGGTTCCTGTAATTCTCTGGTTGTCCTGTAACTCTATTTGGGAATGGTCGTCTTTGTGCAACAAAACCTTTGGCTCCTTTAAGATGGTCTAACACCCCGCCCCCTATTCCATCTTCATCAATAATACAATGTGAAAAAGGAATCAGTTCTTCTTTTAAGATAACCTTGATTCTGTCTTCAATCGTTTCTAAATCTTTATGTGATAATACTTCGATAGAGTACCATTCAAGTCCTTTCCAAAGAGAGATGACGGTCATGTCAGAACCAAATCTTGCTACGTCTACTACACACCATTTTTCTTTTGTTGGCTCTATAGTGTTGGTAAATAAATCAATCGAAGCGTCATACTTAATCAAATTATTCTCATCGCTAGAGTATTCCCAATTACCAAAAAGAAGACGGTCCTTACTAACTTTATCAAGAGTCTTAAGAACCTTTATATATTGTTCAGGCAAAAATGGATTGTCTCCTGGTAATGCTGGGACAAAAGCCTTAGTGCTATTAAGAGTCCCCTCCTTGTAGGGTTTATAGAATTCTAAATAAAGAAAGTTCTTGCATGGAAGACAAGTCATTAGAGTCTTTGGAACAACGCCAAATTCACCTAGCTTATATCTAAGACGAGACTTAATAACATTTTTTGCTTTCGCCGATATCTGAGAGGCTTCATCAATAAATGCACCAGTATATTCTGTTGAACCCAATGAGTCATACTCTGGGTCTGAAGGATAATAAGCTAAATCTTTTAAAAAGACCTGAGAACCATTTTGTTTGAAGGTTACAATTCCTTCCATCGGACTATAAGTATAATCCCTATCTTTCTTTAATCCCCAGTTTTTACAAACCTCAAAGAGAGTAAGTAAGGTTGATTGTTTCAATTGCTTCATTACTGAACGACCCATGAACCATCTGCTACCAGGATACTTAAAACATGAGGATACTAACCAAGCACAACCTAGATACGATTTTCCATTACCAGCCGAACCTCCATATACAATTTCTAGCGTATGGTCATCCTTCAAATAATTGAGAGCAATTAGTTGTTTATCTGTTATGTTCCATACAGCTTCTCTTCCCTCAATTTTATTCTGAGGTATCATTCGATTTTTGCTTTTTAACGGGATTAATAATTATGGTCGTAAGAGGAGCTTTAATTTCTCCACTTACTTCGTGACTTTGCTTTGGCATACCATCTATTTGCCTGATTAGTTCTAGTCGTAGTTTCTTATTATCTAACAAGTCTTCTACTATTTCTTTTAATCTTTCTGGGTCATTTCTTAATACCCGTTTCGCTTCAGCTATAATAGAAACACTACCTACGGGACGACCTGCAGGGTTACCACTAACTCCAGGCTGGAACTTAGTATCCTTCTTCTGTTCCTTCTCTGTAGTATCAGGTTTTTTTGTTTCTTGTTCTTCGCTCATAATTATTCAGTAATAAAGATTGATATCCCTCCCAATTGAGCAGCTGTGATATTCTCTGGAACATCTTTAATGTTTACCATATGAAACTTAATCTTCTCAGCACCCTCCTTTAATAACGCAAGATACTCTTCAACTTGTTTTTCTCTTTTTGTAATAAGTTCTTTATTCTTTCCTTTTAACACTTTAAACTCAGCGTCAAAGCCTGCTTGGTCTTCTATGTCGTAATCGAAAGTAGTTGAGCCAGTAGGAATTGTGACAGGTTCTCCCTTTGAATCTTTCTTAGAGAACTTCTTAGCTAATTCAACCCTTTCAGCATCATAGACAACATACTCTTTTGAAAACTTAATAGCCTCTTCTAATGCTTTGATTTCAACCTTTAGCTTATCTGCATTCTTAGAAAGAGCGTAAGCAAACTTAGCACCCACAAGTGAACCACAGTTTTGTATTGCTTGATATAACGAAATTATGTCTATATTTTTCATGATTATTATTTTTAATTAATATTATATAATGTTGTGTCTCGACTTTGTTATATTATCATTCTTGCCTGCCTCTAAGCAAGGAATCAGAATCTCCTTCTTTAATAGGGGTTAGCCCCAAACCATACCGCTGGATGACCTCCGACTTGTTTAAGCTCTCTACCTACTCTCTTTTGAGGTAACATCTTTAATCTTTCGTTCTCTGGTAAAGTTTTATATTGTTTATATTCTTCTTCGCTCATTAAATTATCTTCGGCTACACTTCTGTAATAGTCCATATCTAATGTTAATTTTGTATCTTCTGCCCACTTCCAAACTCCGAACTGTTTTACTAATTTTGCTCCATCTTCTCTGGCATATCCTATATTCTTATCAGATTTTTCTAAAATATAATCACTCTTAGGAATGATACTATCTACACTACTAAGATTAAAGGACACTCCACTCTCTAGATGGACTAAACCTTTAGTCAACATTCTAATCTTCTCATACTTTTCTTCTGATATTTCTATTATACTACCAGACATTGTTTTAATAATATATGTTTCCATTATATAAAAATTGGTTGATTCTTCTTTTCGAACTTTTGAGCATTTTTAAACCACGTGGCTAATCTTCTTGAAAGCTGAAACGTCTTTTGCATCTCCCATCGTTGCTTTTTTCCATTTGCACTAAGTTCAGTCCAGTAACCAGAAAAGTTTCTTAATTCAGAAAAGACTTGCTTATAAGGAAGATTCATTTTCTCTGACATTGCTTTTGCTATTCTTTTAGGTTCTTCTTCGTCTGTTAAAAAGAAGTTCATTTCTTGGGAGGGAGTAAGTTTTCTATTATCAATAATGTTATTATCTATATTAGTATTATTATTAGTTCTCCTACGTGAATAGCTTTTAACAGGTAGCTGTTCATTTTCGTGAATAGCTTCGTTCACCTCTATGAATAGCTCGTCTATTTTCTCGTTCATTCTGATGAATAGCTTTTGATTTCCTTGTCTAAATGTTGTGAAGTAACCCTCTTTTTCCATTTTCTTAATTCTTGGAGTTAATGCCCCAGAACTTTTAATCCTTAATAGAGGCATATCTTTTAAAAGAGTCTGATAGTTAATCCAAGTCCATACTCCTTCCTCGTTTCTTATTCGTTGTTTCTCTATTTTTTTATTAGTACTACCACAATAAAAAATAATATAATCTAGAATAGCACAATCGAACAAGTCAAGACTTGTCTCTGATAATACTTTTTGATTTATGTTAATGTTATATTTCATAATCGTCGCAAACCGTTGTATGAGCAATATAATAGGCAACGATTAAATTCACTACCATATTACTCACGCAACGAATTTGAATTAAATGTTTATTTTGTATTCACCCTTTTTTCTATTAAACGTTATTAACGGGCAAAAGCCTTTGACACTTCGAACACTTTTTGTTTTTCATCGTCAGTTAATAAATTGTTATGTAATTTTTTATGGTGCTTTGGACACAAAAATACGACTTGTAATGGGAATTTATAGTTAGGATGATGTGCATGAACTATCCATTCTCCGCAAATCTCACAAGGTTGTCTCTTTAATTTTCCTGTCTTAATAGCATACTTCACCTTGTTTCCAGCCCTTATTCTTTCAGGGTATTTTTGAATATACTCTTGAATAAGTTTGTTTATAAGCTCTTTGTTTCTTTTGTTATCTTCTCTCTTCCAATCAGGATGTTCTACTCTATACTTACGACTATAAACCTTGTCCTTATTCCTCTTGCATTCACGACACCAAGAACCTAGACCAGACTTCGCTTGATTACTAACTGTGAAGAAAGTCTTATTTGCTGGTAATAATCTTTTACATCGTGAACATATTTTTAATTTTCTCATATTTATTTATTACTCTTAATAACTTCTACTAGTAAAAAGCAATAACCATAATAGCCACCAATTCTTTGTTTTGGTAGCACAGATGAGGATAACGATATCAACAATCGCCACCCAGCTTATATATGTTATCATAGGTTTTTACTTATAATTTATAATTCGACTTTATTTTGTTTAGGCTCCGTGCCTATCACTAGAGCCTTATGCGACGCCGTAACTAGGACAATATGCCATAGTTGAATTTACCTTTACTTAAGTTTAGCAAAGTACTTCACAAATGTCAATACCCCTGTTGCATTTCTTTAGGTAGAGTATCACCATAATCTTGAAGAATCTTATAAACCCTAGACCTAGAAATACCATAAAGATTAGCAAGGTTATCAATAGACTTTCCTTGTTTTCTTTCTTTCAGTATTCTTTTAGTCTTGTCTGTTATTTGAGATTTTTGTTTTAATTTAGCCATATCTTTATATTAGTTTATTTAAGATAAAAGTCAATACCCCTATTCACTTTTTACTATCTTTCTCACTGCTTGATAAACGATGCTAATAACGTAAGCTAGTACTCCAAAGACCATCAAGATACCGAACATTAATAGGTATGCTGATATTTCAGAAGTTGCCTTACTTAATGGTGATAACATGATTGATTCCAATATCATAAGATTTATTTATTTTTTATATTTTCTTATTTTATGCTTGGATAAAATTTGTTCTATTTTTCTTGCTCTAATTCCGAAATGTTCCGCTAATTGAGGCACCGTCATAGTCGGTCTGAGTTTTTCAAGCTTTCCTATATTGATTTGCGTTTCTTTTTTAGTCATATCGTTTTATTTTAATTGTTACTTTTATAACAGCTTGACGATAAGGTTCGTCTAAATCTTGCACTTCTTTGGTCAATTCATTAAATGGTTTGAGCGAACGATGTTCTGGTTGTGTTTTATTCTGCCAAATAGACCAAGCATCGTGGATGTGTTCATTAGTACAATCTTCTCCAATTGTTAAAACTAATAAAGAATAAACATCTAACAATTCTTCATAATCTGTGCCTTTCATTTTTAATTCTACCTCAAGTAAATTTTTAACTTTTTCTATGTAATTCATATTTTTATTTATTAATCATTAACAAAAAGAGCCCAGCGATATTATGAGGGGTCTTACAACAAACCCTACCCCCTTTCGAGGGATATCACTAAGCTCTTACCATTAACAATTATCAAATTATGTAAGTTTATCATGTTATTATAAGTATACTTTTTTTTCTTTCAAAAAGTAAATCCATTATGAGACCTTGTTAAGAATCGGAACTTTCGTTCCACTCTGTGTCTTTTTCTTCTTCTTTCTGGTCTAACTCTTCTTTTTCTTCTTCTTCAGTTTTGATTCTTCCTTCTTCTGCGGTTTTATTCTCGTCTTCCATGGTTTTATTGATTTGACCAACATGGTTTTATTTATTAATTAATGATTGACCTTTAAAAGCTATTTTCCAATAGTTGTTTTCACTCCAGACCAAAGCCCACAGGCTATAAACCCGCTGACAGCACCAGAAAGAACAACGGAATCTATTGCTACATGATTTGACGCTATCCAAGAAACGAAAATACCAACAATCACGCTGAATGCTGGTGTCCATCTTTTTGCTAATCCAGCTCTCTTGAACACTTCCACTAATGGAATGACAAGAACAGATAAGATTAAAGCTGTCGTTATTACATTTGATAATAATACTTCTAACATTTCACTGTAAATTGATTATTAATATCGACTTTAAACGTTCTCATTGCTCATCTAAGAGCTTCTATGTCTTGTGACATTATAACTATCATTTCAATAAAAAGAAAACCAACTGACCGATGATAACAACAGTAGACATAATACCAGCTACTTTTAAAGCAGTAGTATTAATCTTTTTGTCTTGTTCTTTGTTCTCTGTTTTAACATCTTTTTTGACTTCTTTTAATTCTTCAAAGAACTTATTATCTCTTTTATTCAAAACCTCTAATAATCTATCTTCTCTTTCTTTCATTTCCTTTCCTAACTTCTCAAATTTTGTAGGAATATGATTAGTAAGTTGAAGTTTTATAAAATCAAGGTCTTCTTTTATGTTTACTATGTTCACTTTATTAGTGATAATTTGTTCTGCTTGTTCCATTTATATAATTTATTAATTTGTGATTGACTTTTAAAAAAATGCGAAGAAGCCACCTGTGTCGCCTGCTGGGACTGAGTATTCTTCTTCTGCCGCCCAAGCTACTAAGGCATCCGTTAGACAATAATAATTTGCTTTAATCCAAGCTATTGGACGAGCTATACTTGATATTCTGAACTCATCTACTATTCCATTAAAAAAGTTATCGTCAGAACTTGCACCTCTTAAAAACTTACCTATATAATTACCATCGTCATTATAACTGCCACCGTCCCATTCAACGTCACCAGAAGTAACTGTTTCAGACGCCTTAATAGAATAATCCTTATATGCTCTTAAACTATCGTCATCACCAGTCATTGTTAATAGATAATAAGTTCCAGTTGTTATTTCTCCTGAACTAGAATTAGCACTCCTATTAGCTGCTGTATGTTTTCCTACTAGGGCTTCAATTGTTCCATCAGAACTAATAGCAAGGTTAATTCCTGCGTTATAAGCGTCCGTACCACTAAAACTACTCTGCCCGTCCATTAACGTAACCCTATCTGAAAGAGATTCAACTTTTATTATAGCAGATACTGTAAAAGCGTCAGTTATCCCGAATGGATTACTACTAGTAGTTCCTGCTGGTAAATCAATATAATCATTACTTCCATCAAAATCTTGTGCTTCTCCTACCTCTCCAGCTATTTCAATAGGTTCATTGGCTGCTTCCTTTGTTCCATCATTATCATTAGAAGTAGAATCGTAAGTTGCAGAAGCTGAACTTCCGTCTGGTAAATGTTGAACTGCCGTATAATTAGAATCCCATACGTTTTCTGCTACATCTGCATTAGTATCTCCTATATAAGTAGTGTTAGCTGCCTGAGCAGAATCGTAATACATATAAACGTCAGTTGTTGCTGCACTAGCCAAGACTAAATCACTCTTAGAAATCCAAATTACGGCTTTTTCGTTATCATCGTCCCACTTCTCTATTTCTGCATATAATTGTGTCGTTCCATCAGTTTTTGTAAAAGCTATTTTAGTTCTATTAGCATCACTGGTAAGTTCATCAAAAATACTTGATACGTCAGCACTACCTGTACCAACTGAAGTTCCTAAGGTTAGAAGCAATGGAAAATGAGTTAGACTAGAGTCTATGTTTGTATTTGATACCGTAACTTTTCTCCTATATTTCCATGTCCCTAACCAAGCTGCCATAATTTATTCTTTCAATTTTATATATTCTGTTTTTATAGCATCAAAAGATGCTTGTTCCTCTAAACCAATCTCTACTAATGCACTCATTGTCTTAGCTTTTGCTATTAAGGTATTAATTTCTGTCACCTTAATTTGTTCATCTGTTAGTTCCGCTTTAGCTAAGAACGGATTTCTTTCTTGCCAATAAGCAACACCATCTTTCTCGTAAAAAGGTATCCATTTCCTCATTATGATATCTCCATCTGCTTTAGATACTGCTACCGTAAGATGTTTTAACCCAGCTTCTTCTCCAGTTTGTTTTTCTTGAAGAATGTCCCATCCATTTTCAGTTATAACTTTTAATAATTCTATTTTGTTCATTTGTTTGTTAATTAATTATTATTTATGCTTGTTC